CGCGGTGGCTGTTTTTTGTGAAAGGAGTGGATGATGTGATGAAATTAAACTAAACCACCATTTTACTTTAATTTGAAAATTGAAAGTCAAGTAAAATGTCAATTTTGTGGACATAGAGAAAGGAGATATCAATGATTTACGAAGTCAAAGTTCGAGTAGTGCATGAGGGTACTGTCTTTGTTGAAGCTAAAACTCAAGCTGAAGCCAAAAAGGCTGCCACGAGTGATAGCGTTGTATCGAAAACAGATTTTGCAGACACCATAGAATACTACGCTGATGAAATCTATAACGGTGAGTGTACCGTTGATAGAGCGAATAATAAAATTGTCAAGGCGGAGGACGTGTTGGGGAAAAGACCCGACCAACCAACGATCAACGAAAATAGCAGAGGTGAAAATGATGAAAAGCAGTAATAAATCAAACAACAGTCAACGAAAGTCGATTTCCAAAGATACTGTTGTTGCTTTCCTGAGTCTGCTAGTTCTTGCCCTACTGCTTGGCTTTAGCTCCAGTATAAGCAGCTACGATTTTGACAAGCAATCTGAGCTGTCTGCTCTCTGCAGGTCTATAGGCGGGCAGATTGGAAACGACAAGTGTTTTAAGGATGGAAAGGAAATCTAGATGGAAAAGACTAAACGATCATTCAAGCGTTTTCGCTGCTGGTTAGTCCAACGGAAGAAGAGACGGCATAAGCTAATGCGATCGATGGAACTGATGGACGATCAAGGAAAAAGTTATAAAATGATTGCCCCCGACACCCCTATTCATTTTATTAGTGTATCAAAACCGATTTCTAAAGGCCATAAATTGCTCAAGAATAAGGCCGGTGAAGCCTTTGCGTATACCGATCTTGATGAGGCTATTAATATGACAAAGCTTCATTCATCGAAGAGCCGTATTTTTAGAGTCTATAATATTATCACAGTTCCATTGTGGGAGGTTGAGCAGCGACATGTGCCGACAACTTTGCGCTATAGAGACTTGAAGTAAAAGGAGGAGCATGAAAAGACTAATCAATAGAAGCCCGTCAAAGTCATACATAGACAATTCAATAGTCTGCGACAAATGTCATAAGTGGATAGCATACAGCAAACACTCTGGCTATAAGCATTTCTGCACTAAGCATGCGAGAGACATTTGTGAGCTTGAAGAAGTGCGCAGGCACGCTATAAGCCTTATCCGAGACGATAGCATGCGAAACTACGAAATGACGCGCCTCATTAGGGACATGTCTTTTGTGGATGTGAGATATGACCCAGAATCTAGTAAATCATTAAGAAAGGACATTGAAGTGAAGAAAACCATAACAAGCCTCCCCACTCCAGAAGAGGTCGCCCGGATCACTACAACTTTAGATTTAGCAAGCAAACTAGATAACACTGCTATTGCCAAGCTAAGCAGTTCCAAAGGCAAAAACTCCACGCCAAAAATTGGCGAACTGTGCGGCATGGATTTGCTACTCGACCTATCTAGCGCGCCAGATGAGGCAAAATACGAGCTGTATTTTAAGGCGCGCACCATACTCGAAGAGGTTATGTCTAAACTTACCAAATAAATTAGTAACAAAAATAACCCTTCTGATTCAGAAGGGTTATCCCAACCAGGCGACGTATTTACAATACGCTTAATCAATTTGATCGCTTATGGCTGTGCAACAGTACTTACGTCTGTACCACTATACTACCATGCTAAGCGTAATGGCGCAAGCATTATGGCAATAAAATATCATTATGATATGGAATATTAGTATAGAGCTTCGGACGATTGAAGTTCCTGCCATACCATAAGCGATTAGCTAGAATGTCACTTGCCTGAACCAGATAATCTAGGGATGAATCGCAAAACTTTATGTTAATTTTGAAGTCGGCAAACAATATCGGAGGGTAAAACATACCGTAATCAAAATTACGAATTCCGTGTATTAGCTCCTCTCGAATACTATCTGAGAGTTTATAATATCCGTTGGTTGATGTATGCTGCTGGTCAATGTAGACTCGCAGAGAAACTGGCTTGTCTGCATCAATTTTACCAGACGCAATTAGTGTCTCTAGTTTAGACTTTATCATTCTCTTTAAGACATAATCCTTGTAGCGATGAATTGATAGCTTGTTTGCCATAATAGATTCATTGACGTCAGGCAGCTTCACTGTAGCACTAAGGCTATTGAATGACTTGACGCAATTATACAGACTTCTCTTGTATTTAATCTCTAAGCCAGCCGCTTTTAACTCCGACCCCATCGACATGCCGAGACTGGATTTTATCTCTCGGGACATCGTTTTGAACTGCTCTCTTGCTGCGATGCGTTCATGATTATCCAAGAACAGATATCCAGCGTATATGAAATAATCATGCCCAGAATTAAGAGAGAAAACACCAGAATCATCTAGGTATATCGATATTTCTTGATACTCTTTATCACTCATATTAGTAATAATTATAACATTTTTCGTAAAAATGTTTGAGAATCTAAAAACCTCATGATATGGTAATTATGTAATAGCCACGAGCGGTAATGCCGCAGGAGGCTCGCAGAGAAATCTGGGGGCTTTTTATTTTGGAAAAAACTATGAAAGCAAGCGATTTAGGTAAAGACTATCAAGAAGCAAGAACAAATATGATCCACACGCACGAGTTGTGGCGCGCTCTGCTCGATATTGCCTATGCTAAATTGTCCACCGAGAAAGGCTTTAAGTCCCGTGTTCGCGAAGGCAGCCTAAGCTCGCTGACATTAGAACGATCCTCCCGTGTGGTAGCACAGTTGCCGACTGGACGTATCCGTTCGCTAAGCAGGCGTGATCAGGGCAAATCAATGCTGATGGATTTAGTATGGACTAAATATGTTATCCCTAACGCTAAAAGCCAGTGGTCATTCATGACGAAGCTCCGTATGTGGGATTACTACTCCCTTATCTACGGTGCTATGCCAGTTCAGTACGATTACCGAGTTGACGAGGATTATGTCGGTCCTGATTTTAGAGTGATAAATCCTACTGAATGCTTCCCGCAGGTTGGCAATACTAGCCTGAATGATTGCGGCGCCGTCTATATCGTTACTCACCATAGCAAACGCTATCTGCAAAGCCGTATGAAGTTTAAGGACTGGAACAGAGCTGCTATCCAGACTATCCTCAATAAAGTAACTGAGAAACATCAGCCATCAGACGCCAAGGAAACGACTACTAACCTGCAACAGGAACGCGGCGAAGCGGCGACCCTACATCAAGGGCAAATTACTCTGGTTACTCGATATGAGCGCGGCAAGAATGGGCGCTGGATTACGTTCGCGCCAGACTTTGAGAATATTGTCGTTCGAAACATTAAGAATCCGCACGAATCTGGACGTATACCTGTTGTATTTAAGTACGCTATCCCATTGATTGACTCGCTGTGGGGCATGGGCGATGTTGAACGTGGTGCTTCATTACAGCGAGCAATCGACACGACCGTAAACCTAAATCTCGACTTCTCCAAGTTCAAGATATTCCCGCCAATGTGGTATAAGGGTGATGCTGTTGATCCATCTCTAATGCGTTACGAGCCAGGCGGCAAAATCCGTACTGCTAATGGACAATCTGACTTTGGCTTCGTCAATCCAGGCGCTAGCCCATCAAATGAGTTCCAAGCAACCTATCAGTTCCTGAAGGGTGCGTTGCTCAATCAGAACGGTACGACTGACACCACGATATCTGCAAGCGACGGTCTGCCGGGCTTTGGTCGAACACCAGAAGCCCTGAGCAAACTTGAAAAGCGCGAGAATGCCCGCGACCAGTGGGATAGAAATATGTTTGAGGAGGCTTATGAAGAGCTAGTCGATGGCATGATAAACCTAATTGGTACCAAACAATCTGTACCGATAAAGTTTCATGTCTTTGACGACGAGATCCTGGATATCATCAAATCTGGACACAAGGATCTGCTAGATATCTTCGATTCAGCCAAGAGTTACCGAATAGGCGTTGACCCAGAAACTGGCGAAAACGGTATGGTTGAATACATCAACGCCCACGGTACAGCCGAAATGAAGATTGACCACACCAAGCTGTCCGGTAAGTGGATGTATCGAATAGATGCTGGCACGACCGCTGCTAACGATCAGAAAGATGAGTATGAGCGCGTCTATAATCTCGTTGAGCTGCTGTCATCTCAGGCTGGTGCGTGGCTAATGGACGGCGCACAAGAAGATGGACGCAAGGTCAACAGGACAGAGCTACTTGACCAGCTTATCGCAGCTAGCGGCATCAAAAACAAGGATAAAATCTTTGACCCATATACCCAAGAGAATGACAAGACGAAGCCATTTACCCCAGAGATGCTCAATGATCCTCAAATGATGAGTATGCTTCAACAGCAGCTTCAAGGACAAGTCGAGGAGCAGCCGCAAGCACCGCAGGAAATGCAGCAAACCCAAGAAGTCCAACAACTTCAGCCGATGGAGGCGGCATAATATGGAAAACATTTTAGATAGTGATATCAATTCCCTGCCACTCACGCCAGTGGCCGAGGAGCTAAGCCTAGAGGCAAAAGTGGCAGAAGCTCGCCAGCGTGCCGAGGTAGCCGACATTGCTTCAATCCCGGGCTGGCCGCGCATCAAGGAGCAGATGAAGCAGGACGCGTTAAATCTGAGGCTCCACAGAGACCTAGAGTTTGGTCCTAATGATTCTGATGAAAAAGTTGGTAAAGAGGTGCGGTCTAGACTGCTAATGGCGCAATGGATCGAGAAGTATATCGAGAGAATTGAGGGTGCAGTATTAGCTGTTGAAGTAATGACCAAGGAGGCTGAAGATGAACAGCAATCCTAACCCGTATGAGACGTCAAACACGGAGTCAGAGCTAGTCGAAAAACCGCATTATGCTGAACTGGATATGAGTAGTATCGCGCCGCAGCACAAACCAGACAGCGAATGGCGGCAAAACGGCACAAGCCTAAGGTGCATAAGTTGCCAGAATGAACACGGTATATTTTTGCCGCCGGGGACTTTCTACACTGGCAAAACTGACGAGAAAGGAATGC